AATTCCATTAAATTTTGTAATTGCAAAAATTCTGGCTAAAAGCAGCCCTAAAACAATAGTTAAAAGTACATCAATTATTGAGATGTCAAACACCCTTAATTTTTGTCGTATACCTTCGTTGGGTTTACCAAGCACGTCTCTGTATTGGCATAGATTTGGAAATTTAAACGTTGATTCCTCCATTTATTTTATATAAAAAAATTGAAATAATTTTTTATAATTGAGGTCAAAATAAAGAAAGATGAATACTAAAAAACAAGATAGTTTATTAATTTTTTAAAGTTCCAAAGAACTTTAAAAAATAAAAATTTAGTCGTCCTCATCGAATGGATTGGTGGACCTTCTAACCGGTGATGGTGCCACTCTAGCAGAAATATTGGAACTTGGTTTTTTTGATGTAAAGGCAACAACAGACCCTAAAACTCCAACAACAAGTAATGCTGCGCCCAAGTATAACAACCAATTTCGATGTTTTATGGTTGTAAAACCTGTGACATTTATATTGGCTGGAGCATCTGCGATGAGACCAGGACCCTTCAATGGAGGAGTGTAAAGCTTCCACGCGTCTGGGTTCTTGACGTAAACATGAAAATATATAGGGTTGCTTGCGGCATAATAAACATATATACTTCCAGCTACACCTTGAGTCGAAGGTACAGGTGGGATGGTACCCCAATTGATTGAGTTCCGACTGGTAAAGTCAGAGTGTGCAAATGATCCTTGTTTCAACCAACCACGTGTATTTTGGTCAAAAAAGTAGTAGTCGGCAGTTGATGCATCCAAGTACACGTCACCTTCAGCCTTAGTTGGAGGACCATTACCTTTGATAAAAATAGGGTTGCGGAAAACCTTTGAATGATCAGGAGAACTTGTTATTGCTTGTTCACAACCTGGTCCAACACTACCATAAAATGTTGTTTGTGGTGGATTAAATGAAATATGGTTGCCGCCCTGGTCAATAACAACCCCCTGCCAATCAAATGCAACACAACTTTTGTTATTGGCGCATGCTTGTGCAGCGGCACTCGAGTTTAAAAAAGCGTTGGATGTCGAGGTAAGTGGTTGCGCATTGCAGTTTGGAAGATTTCTTATTAGGGTTGAAAAGGCATGAGAGTAGACACTCTCATCGACCCAAGTATAATATGCTGCCAAACAACCAGCCCCAGCAACGATACTCAAAGGAAATAAATACCGTCCCACGACTGCAACGCCTCCAATCACAGAAATAAACGGTATACCCAGAACTAGGGCAATCAAGATGATAATTTGCCACAAATCCAATCCTTCGGCTTTAGCAGTCGCACTTTGATCGATTTTTTCCTGAAGTTGTTGGAAAATGGTATTTTTTGATACGGCATCTTGTATGCAAGACTGAAAGATGTCAGCCATTTGTGACATGACATTGTTCTCGATATAAACATTACCTTTGACTCGCGATACAGTAATCACTTGATTTTCTGACAAACTTGCAGCGCAACTCAAAGATATGGTGTTCATAAGTTCGGCACTGGCCTTTAAAAATATATTGATCTCATTTTGAGCGTTTGGAAATTGAAAAATATTAAGACCGCTTACAATGCTTTTGCACGCTTGAGCAATTTGCATAGTTAAAGCTTGTTGTATATCCTCTTGTACGAGTGTGTTCATTAAAGATTTGATATTTAAGTTGGCTTTTTGAGTGAAAGTATTGCCAGAAATGTGCACATCCCCGTCTACATCAGTCACACTTATGACTTGTGTTTGGTCTGTAGATAATTTGGTTGACATAATGATGTCATTGGAAACCTTGGCCACGGCTTCAGTGGTCGCTTTGGTTATATTTTTAGAAACAGCTGATCCCATGTTTATTCTATGAGTAATAATGCCGTTATTTGTGTTGTGGTTTAGTTTAGCTTTGAATTGACCCTTTTTTGATTCAGTAACAACAACAGGAAAAATTGTTCATGGTTACTCTTAAATTTTTTCTAGTATTACTCATATAATAAATGCGACCTGAAGTGTTACTTGTCTTACAGACTATATTATTATATAATTTAGGTAGTTGCCAGCACGCTGGTGAAACATGCCAAATTGATGAAGATTGCGACTCGTGGTTGGCGTGCGTAAACAACGTGTGTACTGCGTGCCGTAAAGTCGATACAACGTGTGAACCTACGGGTTCTGGTTTTTTGTCAGAGTGTTGCCCGGGTACAACATGTGAGATCATTCCCGGTCTCAACGGTACAAGTCGATGCGAGCCCAACAAGAACAAATGTCTGACTGACATCGACTGTTCGGGGGGATTAAAGTGTTTGTTCCGACTTGGTAAGTGTGGTATGTGTCATCCAAATGGGGAAACATGCACTTTACCATATGACAGCTTAGAATGCTGTAGTAGCTATTGTAGAATTGGTTCCCAAGGACGTGGTAAATGCGCCGATCCACGTATGTGGCCACCACCACTCCCGATAACTCAAGCTCCCGTCGAACTTGATACGCGATTGAGACCATTAATATTTTGCGCTGGTAACGACAACGTTGTTTGTGGTTCTCATGAATGTAAAGATGGTTTTTGCCAAAAGTGTAAAAAATACCACGCGTTTTGTGATACAGCTGAAGATTGTTGTAAAGTGGGAACAAATAAAATAGTATGCAAGTATATCCCATACAGAACCATAAACAATGTTGCATACGCAAATACAAGGAAAATATGCTCTATAGATCTTGGAATCGACTATGACTAAAATTTATGACTTGCCGCGCCAAATCACAATAAAAAAGAAACTTTAATTTTTTATGCTTGAAAAAACCATAAAAAATCCACTTTTTCAATTGTTCTCAATATTCATTAAAAAGCAAAGGGGGTAACCTAGGAAAAATTTCAAGTTTTCAGTTTAATGGTTATCTCAATCATAAAATTTGCTAGTGCCTAGTAACCACTTTTTAAGTTGATAATGGTCAAACAAACCATAAAAACAAAAATGTTTGAAAAATTTATTTTATTTTCATTCCAATCAAGTCAGTTTTCCCAAACCTGAAATGAACTCTCATAAGGCTCAAATCTACCATGGAAAATTTGCATACTTTTAAAAGGTCGAAAAGAATCGTATCTTTCAAACGAGGACAATTTGGGTACACATTAGCCATAAAACATATTAAATCTTCGACTTCAATTTCGTGGATAAAGAACTCCAATAGTTCTTTCAATTCTTCAAATGAATGGTTTGTTGAACCTTTTTGTTCAAAATAAGAATTGTACACGTTCTCAATGACCACGAGTTTTTTATTTTTTACCAACATTGATTTTTCTTCAGTGTTGGTGAAGACATAGTTTAAACTCTTGATAAAATTAAAGGTATTTTTCAAGCTTAGAAATCGCGTGATATAAATTATTTCATCTAAGGATAAGAAGTCCATACTTTTCTTTGAAAAATATTTTTTAGAGAAAAATTCAATTTTAGGCTTAACACAAGCCTAAAATTGAACAAATAAAAAATTAATCTCTGGTTGCGGATGGACCTTTCATTCGCCCTTCAGATGTGGTTGATGTTGTCCTTTTTGTTTTTGGGATAAAAGTTAATGGAGAACTCCCACCACTTGCAAACCCACTACTTGTACCTCTAGTTGCACTATCGTTTGGAATCTTTGAATTTCTCGTTTGTTGTGTTTCATAAGCACCATTAACACTGTTGTACATTTGTAAAAGGTTAACATTAGTCTTTTTGGCGATAATTTTCGACACAATGAAGATGGTTGTTTGAAAGAGGACAAGGGCCATTAATCGAATTTCAACAGGCCACTTATTTATGGATGAAGGAACGTAAGATTTTTCACCCAATTCTATAAGAAGTTTTTCATACTTGTTCATATACAATGTTTGTTGTTGGGTGTATCCCTCCATATCAAATCCAACTTTACCCAACACAATTTCACAGCCCATAAAGCCCATCATCAAATATGACTTGTACGTTTCAACAGTCGAATCTATAGCCAAATTTTTCATGGTTGAATCGTAGGTTCTTTTCATAC